ATTACATTAAGCAGAGGAGCAAACACAACTCTTACTGGATTTACTTTAAATGAAATAGATACAGATTCTGCATGGAACGGACAAACATTTACAGTTCCAAGTGATCAAGGTGGAACTTATATAATAAAAGCTCAAGTAGAAATTGATTTTGCTGGTATTGGTGGAGATGGTGAATCTTATGCAATTACTATGTATAAAAATGGATCAATTACAGCTGAAGAACAATATGCACATAATTCAAATCAAGGATATACAAGAGTTGGAAGTTTAATTCTTGAAAAACTTATTGTACTAGCTGTTGGTGATACAATCGAATTTAATGTTTCATGTGCAGATCATTCTGGTGGAGGTGGTGGCAGAATAAATACTGGCACATTCAGATCAAGAATTTATGGTTATAAGGTGGATTCATAATGAGTGGAATTATAAATGCAACAAACTTAGAAGTCGCTAATATAAAAGATAGTACTGGTACTAATACTGCTATGACAGTAAATAGCAATGGTACAATGACTCCATCAAAAATGGTTATTGCTTCGTTTAAGATAGCTGACCATGTAACAGTTTCAGGACAAGAGTTAATAACTAATTGGACAACTTTATCTGCACCACATACAACACTAGGAGCATCAATGACACACAGTAGTGGAATATTTACATTTCCTCATACTGGTAAATTTTTAATTCAGGCTCAATTTCAATGTCAAGCTAGTGGTGGCAACAGAACTTATACTGGAGGACAGATAAAATATTCCTCAGATAGTGGTAATAATTATAGTAAACTAACAAGATCTTTAACTGGAATATGGACAGATGGTGGTTGGGCAACTTCTTTTTGCCAGTCACTTATTGAAATAACAGATGTATCTACACAAAGAGTTGCATTTCATGTTTATGTTCAAGGCAGTACAAGCCTTTATACTGGTGATAATGGAACACAATGTACATTTCAACAAGTAGGATAAACTATGACAAGTATAATTAAAGTAAACAATATTCAGAACAGTAGTGGTACTTCAGCTT